CCCTTGTACAAGCACACTCTATAGCCAATTGTTCGCTCACATCATAGCCATACACTTCAGAAAACAACAAACGAGTTTCTAGAGTTGGAGCAAAGTTAGGCACCTCAAATTTCTCAATATGCTTATGATAATCATCTTCAACAAATCGAGGATGGGTCCAACCAACCTTCTCCAAAATGGCACGTGCCCAGACACCAACAATAGGACAATGAGGTGTTTCATACAATGCAGACAATGCTTTACCGTGCTGCAAACTATCAAGTACAACATTACTAGCTTCAACGTAATCAAAGATCCAACCGAATTTTAACACAAACCGTCGCGGGTCTCTAATCACTTGCCCTGACGAGCCAAAAATCAAACCACAAAAAGATGCATGCCCTGCATCAGGCTCCAATTGCAATGTGACATCAAAGCCACACTTCTTGAAATCAACATCAGTTAACTCCACAGAAGTGGCAACAATAACATCATCACCTTCAATTAAAGCCTGATACACACCATGCTTGATATGAACAATTATCCACTCCAATAACAACCAAGAAGTCAAACCATTACCCAAAGAAGTACACATATCCCCTGAGTTTCGACGACCTCGCTTCAACACCTTAACACCTGTACGAGTATTTATCTTATGCAGACCAATTAAACTCTTACAAATATCTTGGATGTACAAATCGGATGACAAAACCCAGCGATAAACTTCACATTCACAAGCGTCCATGAATTTAGATACAATATGGGATTCAAAAGACTTTTGGTCTAATGAATATATTCGATAACCCAACATACCCAATTCACGAACACTATGTTTACGCTGCTCTATTGTGTAATGTTTGACAAATGGAGTTCTCTTGTCTAAAAATATCAAATTCTCAATAGCTTTAATTCTTGGCCCCATGAGAACCTTCATTACGTTAGTAGGAGCATGAATCATCCGAGGCGCCTTAAAGCTAGGATAAATCTCAGCTTTAACAAAACCAACATAGCGATTCAAGTTACCACCACAGGGAAAACCAATACCTAAGTCATCATTAACCAATCTCAACCTCTGTTTTTCAACTAAGGTATAACTAGTAGTAGACAACCAGTCTTCAAAATCCATAAGGACACATTTATCGAAATGCAAGTGACAGAACTCTTGAGTGAAAGATCTAAATTGGGAATAAAACTCATCAGTCATCTCCTCCAAAGGTTGCAATGACCGATACAAATATGCTTGTTCAATGTTTCTATTCCAGTTACCATCATAAACAACAGGAGCAACATATGGCAACATCGCACACAATGAAACCATCATGACTCTTCTGTCTTTATCAGCAACTGGA